TACAGAAATCGGTAGTGATTTTACAGCGGCCGACTGCCCCGGCAATGGGGTGGCAGATTCAGGTAGTGATCCGGTAGCGCAAAACTGTCTGGGTGTTTTGTGCATGGTCAGTCTACAGCCGTGTGGCGCCGAAAAAGTGCTTCCGCCGTGGCCGGCGTAAGACACTATTTCGGCGCCCGTCTGTTGGGTATACATAGTAGACAGGTCATGTATCCGGCTCAGAGCCTGGGGCCTTACTGCCGCAAGGGCCTGGCCCAACAGAGAAACAAATTAGCTGCTGAACGTTTTTTCACTCAAAAAGTTATGAAATCTGTTGGGTGTCAAAAAAGTTTTACCGTAGGTTTCTATAACTTAGGTAAAAAACTGGTGATTCAGCAGCTTGGAAATATAGTCCCTGCAATGGTTTGATGGTCATTCCGGCATATTCGGTTTTTGAACATAAAAATGGGGGCGAAAACGGATATTATAAAACGGGTGAAAAAGTTGCGTATTTGCCCGGAAGCTGCCTCGGTTCAAAGCGCCACTTTCGCGCATCATCGCCGATCTTCTGGTGCAGTCTCGCCTCTGCCAGCATGGGCGTATCCTCACAGATGCTGAACTGGAAGCACTTCCTCTGGCAATTCCAGATGCCCCACTTGACGCCGGGCAGCCCCCGCTGGTAAGTCTCACGCTTCATAACTGTTCCTCCGTCAGCACGATCGTGGAGATCGCGTGCTTATAAACCATTTGCAGCCTCCCATCGCCCTTCAGAGCGATGACAAAACGGTCAGAACCGACGATGACGCCACGCATCTGGAAACCATTCGTGGTGATCACCAGCACCGACTTCCGGCACTCCTGCGCCCTCAAGAGCAGCTGCTCCTGTAAATCTTTCTGTTCACTCATACATTTCGCCTCACTTCTTCTTTCTTGGTTTGGTCTTGCGATGGGTGCTGCCGACGGGGCCGTAGCAGTCCCGCCCCGGGTTATAGGTCACGGTATTCGGTGCGCCGCAGCGGACGCAGGGAATGTCGAAGGCCCAATCCGTGACATTGGTGAGATAGGTTCCTTTCTGGCCACACTCGCATCTGGTGTAGGCACGGTACGCCTTGGGAAGCGGCATCTCATGTCCGCATTCCTTGCAGATGTAGGTGTCGGTCGGCGTCCTCAGACAGGTCGTGGATTCCTTGTGGCAAGCCTCGCAACGGATATGTACGAACCCATTCCACGGTCTGATTTTCTCTGGCTCCAGCACAGGCTCGGGTTCAAAAATGGGCTCGGGCGCCGACTCGGGTTCTGGATCGGCAAAGATCACGGGCTCAGGCTCATCCTCATCCTCGGCCGGCAGCTCCGGAGGATCCTCGGTCAGCGATCCCTCTGTGATCCCCTCCATGACCTCGACGTGCCAGCCGCAGCCACAGGAACGCTTGAAGAAGCCGGCGGCGGTATCACATTCCAGCAAGCCTTTTCCGTTCCCGATGACCTCGCAGCCGCATTTGGGGCAGGCTGCGTACAGCTCCATGAGCTTTGAAGCAATAGTGATATTCATGACTTTCTCCTTCAGCCGCGGCCCTTTGGACACCACGGCGGCGTAGTACCCGTCCAAGATGCAACGGTACCGATCTTCTTGATGCGTGGGGTGGCGAGACAGTAAAAGCAGAAGCGCTGCAGCTTCTTGCCCGAGTTCTGAACAATGTCTCCTTCTTCGGTGCATTTGTAGAAGTCCGGGCAGTCAACACCGTCTTTCCTGCATTCAGCCATGGCTACCCTCACTTTCCACATCCAGTGCAGCCCTGGCCGCTTCATAGACCGCATAGCAGTCAGAGAGCGGAAACACAGCCAGATCAGAGTCGAAGTTCACGGCAGTTTCCCTGATGTGATAGGCAAGTGTGCTGTCCAGGTCATCCCGGTCATCAACGAACGAGGTGACGATGACTGCATTCCCAGCTACCGCAAGGAGCATATAGCCGTCAACGTCATCGGGCACACCATCTTCGTCTCTCGTGAGCACCCACACCGTATCGCCGGCGTGGAACTGCGCGCTCTGGCGAAGCGCTTCAGGCGTGGTCTCCAAGGCCTGTGCCGCCATCTTCAAGGCAGATTCCTCGCTGAAATGCTCCTTCAGCATCGTGATCCGTTCCAGGGCTTCATTGATAATCACGCAGCCGTGAAGAGAGCAGCCGTGCTCATAGCCGCATCCCAGACAGGGCAGGCTCCCAGTCTCTACCTTCAGCCGACGAAGGGCCGTAATCAATTCTTCTATCTTCATGGACTGCACCTCACAATCCGAGATTCAGGACGCGGATCAGATCACAGCTGTCGCAATGCTTATCTTCCAGCTCGTCCTGGTTGGGGCACTCGCGCGGCCAGCGGCAATAGTTATCGCAGAATACCTGTGCGAGCTTCTCTACCTCCTCCTGCCAGCATTCACGGTGGAATACATGGGCTGTAACTACGGCCTTTCCGCAGATTTTACATTTTGCCATCTTGCGTCTCCTTTCGTGGTGGATCAAAGATAAATGGTCAGTACCGGCCCCGAGCGTGGAGCACGGCGTATTTCTTTTGGGCTTGTTTCTTCCGCATGGCCCGGCACTTCGGGCAGTAAGTCTGTTCCTTGCGTTCCAGGAACTCCCCACCGCACATCCGGCAATATTGGGGACGTATTCGCTGAAACTCGGTACAGGAATCGCAGTCGGCGCAATCAGCAGAGCAGCCTTTCACCGGATCCCAATTTGCGCACATGAACCGCTGCCAGTATGGGTCATAGCCGAGATCGTTCATGCGTTTCCGCAGAAGTGCATCGAGGATGGACAGGTTCTTCCGGACCTCTGTTCTTGTCTTGGAAAGGCTGAATCCCTGCCGCACGGTGGGCTCCGGCGCTCCGTGCCCCCACGGGCCATCACCCAGCATGGCGCGAACCTTATCAGCATCCTCCGTCAGATAGGTGAAGTATATCTTGCCGCGCAGGGCCTTCTCTGATTTTCCAATCACACGTCCGATCATGGAGTAGCTGTCTCCGTGGCGGATGCCGTCGGCGAGAATCTGGTGTTGTTCATCGCTCCAGCTGCCACCCTTCCGGTGGGAATCCGCTCTCACCGGCCGCTCCTTCAACCCCAGATCTCTACAGCGCCGCACAATGGCCCCCTCAGAGCGACGAAGGATTTCGGATAGCTCTGCGTATCCGTATTTCTGCTGCTTCAGAAGCCGGATCAGGTTGTTGTCTTCGTCCGGAGACCAGGGATCCTTCCGTTGCAGGGCAAAAGACTGATAATCTTTGCGGCGCTGCTCGGCTACCCAGTCCGGTTCCTTGCCCAGCGCCAGGGGCTCCAGCTTGGAAAAATCAATGAAGCTCCGATGCTGCTCTGCCCATTCCCAGAATTCCTCCAGATAGACCACACGGAAGCTGCACGCATTCACGCGCTTGGTATGGATCGGCATTCCACGGTTTTTCACCCAGCTTTTCATCTGGTAGCTGTACGATTGGCTGTTATCTGTGAGCTCGCGCATCAGCTGGTTGAAGGTCACATAGTCACCGGAATTCAGCATCCCACCCAGCCCCATTCGGGCCACCCGGACTTTTATGGCGTTTACCGTGCGCCCGAGCTTCTTGGCGATTCCAGGAATCGACACGGTACCCCAATGATCTTCCAGGTACTGCAGTTCTTCCGGCGTCCAGGTCTTCTGTGGGGAGCAGCGCAGCTCCCGGCGCTTGGTACGTACAGCACCCTCCGACCGATCCAACGCAGCGGCCATTTCGCCGTCGGTCTGTAATCGCCAATGATCTTGGATGTATTTTTCTTCGTCAGAGGTCCAGTGCCGGTAGTCACTCATGGTGTTAGGCTCCCTTCCGTATCAGGCGATGGAAGGCCGTCCATCGCATTGCAGAGCCGCAGCGCATTTGCCGGCGTCGGATCCTTCCTGAAGGCGTTCTTGGCCGCCTCGGTCTCCCGGATGACTTTCACATGGTAGGTGGTCAGCCTCTGGTCAAACGCTGCTCTGCTGACGGCTCGTTCCCATGCGAGACGGATCT